AAATTGATCCTATGATGGAATTTGACCCAATCGCAATTTGTTGTGATTTTCAAGAGTTTGATAATTTTAATGATTTACAATCTGATTGGGGCATTGAAAATTTATTATCTATAAATATTGAAACGATAGAAGATTTAGAAAATCATACTACTCTTTTAAAAATTCCAAATAGCGAAAGATTTGTTATACAAACATTTTAAATTAAATATATAATAATAATTAAAGGGCTATTTATTAGCCCTTTTTTTATGCAATAAAATAATTATATTGATAAAATAAATAAATCTAGTATTAATTATATCAATAGCTTATGAATAAATAAAAGGTGAAAACATGGCAGAACCAGACAACGCAACGCCAAAAATAGAAAATACAGCAGTTAAAAAAAAGAGGGGGCGTCCAATCGGATCTAAAAATAGCGTCAGCCCATTTAAGAAAAAGGCAGAAGAAATATTAAAGCGTAGTTTATCAAGATCACTTGAAACATTGTCTGAACGTAAAAAAAATAATCTTGAGGATATGATTATTGAAGCATTGGACAAGGATATATTAAATATTAATAAACTTGCTTTTCTATTCCCTAAAGAAGATACTTTAAAATTGACGGCTTCTGATACGTTTACTGGTGCATTAAATGACGTAGCCAATAGAATAAAAGATTACAAAAGCACCCCCATAAAGGAGGCTGACGTTGTTACAATAGATAATAATATGATAGATATAGATAGCGATTAATCCCCCCCTTTTTTATTGCCGACCCCTCTACCTGTATATATGTATACCCCCCTCTCAAAAAAAAATTCCATATATGGTGCTGCAAAAAAAATTTTTTCTATATATTGACAAGTCTTGAGAAATCACGAACAATGCAATCATATGAAATAATTATGTTGTTTTAGAACAACTATCTCCCCAAAATAAAAATTGTTCAAAAAATTATTTCATTACTGAAAAGGGAAGGGTGCGTTTTAATTCCATTTTTCGTACCCTTTTTTTTAAAACAGACATAATGAGTCAGAATGAGTAAAGAACAACTATCAGATATATTAGCAGAATTAGCATTAGACCCAGTTATGTTTGTTGAAACAATGCTACAAGTAAAACCTGAAAAATGGCAAAGAGAATTTTTACAAAACGTCATGCAGAACCCAAGATGTGCTGTCAAGTCAGGGCATGGCGTAGGTAAGACAGCAGTTTTATCTTGGTTGATATTGTGGTGGGTATTTACACGACACCCTTGCAAGGTTGTCTGCACAGCCAATACTGCTCACCAATTATCAGATGTTCTATGGGCTGAGGCTCAAAAATGGGCAAGACGTTTGCCTGAGAGTTTTTATTCGCAAATGGATATGAAATCCGACAAAATTAATATTGCAGGTTCGACAGACTCGTATGCTGTGGCTCGTGTGTCTCGTAGAGAAAACCCAGAAGCCTTACAAGGTTTCCATTCTGAAAACCTCTTGTTTATTATTGATGAGGCATCAGGGGTAGATGATAAGATATTTGAGGTAGGTGAAGGTTCGCTATCAACACCAGATGCTAAAGTTGTTATGACTGGTAATCCTACTCGTACATCAGGTTATTTTTTTAATGCGTTTCATGCAATGCGTGATCGCTGGACTAAAATGACTGTAAGCTGTGCTGACTCATCACAAGTATCAAAAGAATTTATTGAGGATATGAACATAAAATATGGTTCTGACTCAAACGTATATAGAGTTAGAGTGCTTGGCGAATTTCCAAAAGCAGAAGATGACACTGTTATACCACTATATATGGTAGAAAGCTCTATAGACAGAGATATATCAGTTGACCCCTATGAACCTGTTGTTTGGGGTTTAGATGTCGCCAATTTTGGCTCTGACAGAACGGCATTGTGTAAAAGACGTGGTGCTGAATTAATAGAGCCTGTACGCACATGGCAAGGTAAAGACCTAATGGAAACAGTAGGTATTGTTATGAATGAGTACGAAATATGTAATTATAAGGACAAACCAACGGATATAATGGTAGATAGTATAGGTATCGGTTCTGGAGTAGCGTCAAGGCTAACCGAATTAGATTTGCCTGCCAGACCCATACAGGTTTCGGAAAGTCCTGCTCTAAAAACAAAATATATGCGATTGCGAGACGAGCTATGGTTTAGAGCAAGAGAATGGTTTGAAGGGCGTGATGTACGCATTATGCAAGATGATAAATTAATAGAAGAACTAATAGCTCCTCGTTTTAAATTTACATCTAACGGAAAAATAAAAGTTGAAGCCAAAGACGAGTTTAAAAAAAGATTAGGTGGTCGTAGCTGTGACTTAGCTGATGCCTTTTGCCTAACTTTTGCACAACAAGCCTTTACAGCTTCTGCTCGTGGAGGTCATAGGCATTGGAATAAACCAATACAATATAAGGACAGTTCATGGATTACTTAGACGAATTAGAGATAATGTTTACAGAGGAGCAAGAATACGCTGCTGAAAATCCTGTAACTCATGCTATTTTTGTAAGTATGGTAGAAAATTTACAATCTATTAATAAAGCTGGTATAGATTGGGAAACAATTTGTGATGTTACATTAGCTTCTGCAGCCTATTGTTTCTTTAAAAGTGGTGGCTCAGCAGATGAATTTGTTGAAAAACTTACAACAGTTAATATTGCACCAGATAATATAGATATAAATTAGGAGGAAAATATGGAAAAACTAAAAGACATTCTTAACTATGTTAGGGATCATCAGTGGGATTACGTTGATGCTGCATTAGGCGGTATTATCGGATTACTTTTATTCATCATTATAGTGAGTTAGAATTATGCAAAGAAGTCAAATATTAGATATGGAAAAGGAAGTTAAAAAACCTGCTCCTAAAAAAACAGAAAAAACTACCGAAAAAAAGAAAACAACCAAAAAAGGTTAAATAATGGATAAGTTAGAATTTAATGCCTTAGTGCGTAATGAGATTGAAAACGCATTAGGGTATTATGACTCAGAATATGGTACAGACCGAATAACTGCCATGAATTACTATATGGGCGAAGATTTCGGTAATGAACAAGAAGGTCGTTCTCAAGTTGTTACAACAGAGGTTGCCGACACTATTGAGTTCATCATGCCTAGCCTTATGCGTACTTTCACACAGACAGATGAATTTGTAAAATTTATGCCTCGTCAACCTGAAGATGTAGAAGGTGCAAAACAGGCAACATCTTATGCAAATTATGTTTTAAACTGTCAGAATAACGGATTTGTTATACTGCATAATTTCTTTAAAGATGCGTTGTTACAAAAACTAGGCGTTGTAAAAGTGTATTATGATGAGACAGAAGAAGCCCAAGAAGAAGAATATACTGGGTTATCTGATGACGAGCTAACATTATTACTACAAGACCCTAATGTTGAGATAGTATCACAAAATACAGAAGAATATGGTGAAGAAGGTGTTGATGAGATGGGTATGCCTATGTCAGATTACTCTGTTTCCCATGATGTTGTGATAAAACGTATGTCTTATGGTGGTATGATTAAAGTTGATAATATTCCTCCAGAAGAATTTTTAGTGTCAAAACGTGCTTCGTCAATAGAAGATGCAGACTTTGTAGCCCACCGCACAACTATGAAAGTTAGCGATCTTATACAAATGGGTTATGACAGAGAATTAGTAGAAAAATACGCAGGATATACTGAGTTAGACACAACATCTGAAGTACAAAATCGTTTTGAAGATGTAGAAAGCAGTGATGCTACCGATTCTAGCGATATGTCTATGCGTGATGTATTAGTTGTTGAGTCTTATATTAAGTCAGATTATGACGGAGATGGTGTTGCTGAGTTACGCAGAGTTGTAACATTAGGTAGCGGTTTTGAAATAGTAGAAAACGAAGCCTTTGACCATGTACCATTTGCTTGTCTATCACCAATATTAATGCCACATAGATTAGTTGGCAGAAGTATTGCAGAACTTATTATGGATTTACAGTTAATTAAATCTACTGTTCTACGTCAATTACTAGATAATATATATTTAACAAACAATGCTCGTGTAGCTGCTGTTGAAGGTCAAGTAAATCTTGATGATTTATTAAATTCAAGAGCAGGTGGTATTGTTCGTATGCGTCAACCAAATGCAGTACAAGTATTGCAACCTCCTATGGTTGGTCAAAATGCTTTTAGTTTACTACAATATTTAGACGAAATTAGAGAACAACGCACTGGTTTATCAAAAGCCTCTATGGGTCTTGATGCAGATGCACTACAAAGCACAACGGCTACTGCGGTTGCTGCACAAATGAGTGCTGCACAAGGTAAAATTGAAATGATTGCAAGAGTGTTTGCCGAGACAGGTGTTAAACAACTGTTTAGACTTGTGCTTACATTATGCTTACATCATGGCAAGAAAGAGCAAATGATACGTCTTAACAATAAATTTGTGCCTATTGACCCTTCTAATTGGAAACATGAGTATGATTTATCTGTTAATGTAGGGTTAGGTTCTGGTCAAACTAACGAAAAAATGGCGTTCCTTGCACAAATGGCACAAAAACAAGAGCAAATATTGTTACAAATGGGTGCTGAGAACCCATTAGTGGATTTACAGCAATATAGAAATACTCTTGCCGAGCTTGCAAGTATGGCAGGATTTAAAGATGCAACAAGGTTTTTTAAAAACCCAGAAGATACGCCTCCGCCACCACAACAACCTCCGCCTCCTAGTGAAGCTGAGATGAAAATGCAGTTTGAACAACAAAAATTCCAAGCTGAATTAGAGTTGCAAAAAGCTAAACAAGATGCAGAACTTGCGTTAAAACGTGAAGAACTACAAATGAAAATGCAAATACGTCAAGAAGAACTACGTTATGAAGCACAGTTAAGAGGATTTGAACAACAAGTTGGTGGTAAGCCATCTACTAATTTACCGAGAGTTGAGTAATGTCAAATTTAGATGACCAAACATTAGAAATACTTGCTGGTTTAAACGCTGCTCAACCAACAACACAGCAAGTAGATTATTCAGGGTTTATGAGTGATTTTCAACCTGTATTAAATCAACCTAATTATTTTGTGCCACAACAAGGTTTATTACAAAACACACCTGTATTAGATACATTGTCAGATTTAGATGTTATGCAACAAAGACCACAATCTTTGTTAAATATGATTGACCAATACCCAACACTTGAAAGCGACTTTCAAAGAAGTTTTGCGGTTAATCCTGATACATTTAATATGAATGTTTATCAACCATTGCCTTATGACCCTAATTATTGGCAATCTTTTGTTAATCAAGGCGGTGGCACAGGTGGAGATAGTGGTATTGATTTAGGTACTGCTGCAAGTATTATTACTGGTGGTCTATCATTACTTGGTGGTGATGATGATGATAATGGTGATGATGATAATGGTGATGATGGTACAGATGGAACAGATGGTTCTACTACAACAATAGATGATGGTACAGATGAAACAGATAGTGGTGTTACTACTTCAACAGGAGTTACTTTAGTTAATACTGGCGGAACTACAACAACAAGCACTAATGGTTTAGGTACAAAAACTGGTGTTGATTTAATTACTAATGACGATACTGATGCAACAACTATTGATTCAAACGCAACTACTGGTGTTAATTTAATTAATACTGGTAATGATGATACTTCAAAAACAAATGATGTTGGTGCAACTACTGGTGTCGATTTAATAGCAAGTGGTATTAATAATACTGGTACAACTGCTATTGATGGTGTTACCACTAAAACAGGTGTAACAGATACAGATTTAGATAGCTCAAAAGATGCCGCTATTGATACATTAATAACTGCTGCAGATAGTGGTATTAGGTCTGGAACTATATCAGGTGCTGACATTGATTCTGCTGTAAATGATATAATTACATCAACATCAATAGCAAATGTTTCATCAGCTTTATCTTCATCTTTAACAAATTTAGGTCTTAACAATATTTCAGTTGCAGACGTAGCCAAAGGTGGAACTAATTTATTAACTTCTACAAACAGTGGATTAAGTGTAGGTCAATATATACCTAGTGCAAAACAAGTAGGTTCAGGTATTTTAGATTTAAGCCTTACTGGTGGTGGCATGACTGGCACATCTCCATATAGTATTTATGGCACTAATGTAGATAGACCAGCAGGAATGATTCAAATTGAAGGTGATGTTGTTGACAATGCTGGTAACTTTATTACAGATTTTTTAAATAATCCAATTTCTGATAATATACCAATAACAGGTGACCAAGTTTTAACAGGCATAGGAACTGCACTTGCGTTAGACCAAGTTATAAAAGATGCAAAACCTAGTAATGTAACAGCAGCTTTAACTGGTGCAGCAAAATTAGCAGGTTACTCAAACCCACTTACCGCACCTTTAATTGCAGGCTTAACTATTGTTGAACAATTAGCACCTGACCCTAGTAGTAAAGCAGGTTTTGGTGCTTTTGATTACAATTCATCAAATAATACTGAGTTTGGCATGGCAGGTGATAAATTTAAACAAGGTCATGTTGATACAGCATCAGCAATATCACAAGGGGTTGGTACAGCAGTTAATACTATTGCAGAAGGATATGGTTTAAATGTTGAAGGTGACCATTTGGTAGGTTTTGGTAGAGGCAATCCATTAAGTTTAACTTTTGGAAATACTGACGAAGAACAAACAAATACAAATAGATTAGATTATAGCCCTGAAACTGGCGATATATTAAATAGCAATGAGGACATTACTAAATTTTATTATACAGGTGAAAATGGTTTTGATGGCAATATGTTAGCAACTGATGTAATAAATGGTACAAATTTACTATCATTAAAAGCAGTAGCAAATGATGAAGATACAATAAATATTGCAAATATTAGTAAAGTTGCACAATCACCTGATGCTTACAAAAATTCTTTATTAGAATTAGGATATACAGAAGCAGGTGCTGAAACAATGTTATCTATTGCACAATATGGTGGAGTTGACACAATGGGTTTACTTGGAGATAGAGCTGTTGTTGCTACAAATGAAAACCAATATTTAACACAAGAAGAAATAGCATCATTACTTGAAAAAGGTTACACAGAAGAAGAAATAGCACAATATACATAAAAGGAGATAAAATGGAAAACGAAGGTAAATTAAGACAAGACATAGATAGAGGTGAAAAAGCACAAGCTCTATTACGAAACGAAATTCTTATCGAGACTTTTGATTTTCTTGAGAAACAGTACCATGAAGCATGGGCAAATTCTTCTGTAGATCAAAACGAAGCTCGTGAAAAAGTTTTTATGATGTTGCAAAACTTACAAACTGTTAAGCAACACATAGAAAGTGTGGTCATCACTGGCAAGTTTGCTAATGACCAATTAACTAAATAAGACCAAGCGTAAGCAGTCTAACAGGAGAAAAACATGACAGACGACAACCCAACTGGGAACGAACCTATCAACATGGCGGAAGCCACAAGCCTACTTCTTAACAGGGCGGAATCAGAAGATAATCCAGAACCGAATCAAGAGGTAAATCAACCAGAAACAGAGACAGAAGAAGAAGTTGAAGTTTCTGCTACAGATACAGAAGAACCAATAAGTGAAGAACCTGAGGAGGTACTCGAAGCTGTTGAGGAAGATGTATCGGAAGAATTAGATGAAGAAGTAGTATCTGAAGATGAAGCTGAGGAATACGAGGAACAAGAATACTTTACTGTAAAAATTAATGGCGAAGAAAAAGATGTTACCCTTGATGAATTAGCTGCAGGATATTCAAGACAATCTGATTATACTAAAAAGACAACTGAGGTAGCTAGTCAAAGAAAAGAAGTTGAACAGTTACAAGCAGAACTTTTACAGGAG